TCTGCTAATGTCACTATTTCCAAATCTTCTTTAGCAATTTCAGGTAACTCATCAAAGGTGAATGGAACATTTTGGATGAAATACATAAAGACGAGTTTCTCACCATCTGGGGTATCATGCCAACAGTAGCGTGTATGTATTAAGTATTTCATTTTCTTATCTATTTTCCTCCACCTTATTTATTGTTTAATGTGGATTATAAAGACCTAGATAATAAACAAGTAAACAAATGGTGACAATAGTGAGGAAACCAATAAAATAAATCATAATTAAGAAGGATCAACGTAAGATACAATGTCAACAGGGGTATGTTCACGAACGTAATTTAATACACTCATAAACTCTTCAGGAGTATCACACTCCACAGTTTTTTTATCTCCTTCATTGGAGTAAATGTAAACTGTTCTTCTCGATGTGTCTACAACACACCGAGTTAAATATTCATCTTCCATAAATTAACCTGAATATCCCATCACTATAGAGCAGATGGGATGGTTTGTCAATGGCCTTCTGTTCCAGCTGGTTCTGCTGCTATAAAATTACCTACAATAACACTTCTATTCTTCCCACCATTAGGAGGTATTTCATGTCTTAATCTACTTTCAAACACAACCATATTTCCTGATTTAGGATAAAGTTCATATCCTGAAGTAGGAAAGATTAAGGGAGAAGAACCTTGAGGAACATTTACATAATAAACAAAAGAAAAATAATTAGGAGTAGAACAATCAACTAAATCTCCTTGTTTATGAGTGTGAGCATTAATATAATCCCCATCATCATAAATCACACCCCATGATTCAGAACAAACCAATGGAATATCTACAATATCCGTAGTAATTTTATTAAGTGTCCAATCTAATAAAGATTTTACTTCAGAAGGTTCTTCTTTAAAATAAGTAATATAATATTTACTAGTTGGTCCTTCTATTCTATGTTTATTATCTTCTATAAGATTATGTAAAATAGGATTACTTGTATTAGAAGAAGGATATTCCCATTCCAATAAATGTAAATCTTCAGAAAGTTTCATTACATAGTAACAGTATTACGTGGTCCTCTATATCTTTCATCAAGTAAATTTCTCTTAGGATCAAGAGGATCAAAGTTTCTATGATTAGGATCAGGATAATCTTCCCAAGTTTCACCTTTATACTCTACATGTAAAGGATTAATATCTTTTCTCTCTGCATAGACATGATAGAAGCAATCAATAGGCATTCCACCCTTTGCTTGAAGATATACTTTCTCATCATCCCATCTCTTTATAATGATATCCTGATGAGCACCTACAGGTTGAAGTTGAACTGTAATACTGTCAGTATGTACTAGATCCTTCCAATAAGAAGGAAGTTTAATTTCATTACTGTTTTTACATCTCCCTCTATAATATACTGCAACCTCAGGACCTTCAATACATGCATGTGCCAATCTATGTCCTTTACCTTTAGTTGGATGAGGAATATCAAAAACTTTACCTAACCCATCTGCAGTACCAAATCTTGAAGCAAGTCTTCCCTTATTACCACCATCTATTTTTCCACTCACATACAAATCACCCTCAATATAAACTGAATCAACAGTTCCTCCTCCAGTCACATATAATGCATTAGCAGTTTTCTCATCTCCTATAATATCAACATTACCTTTAACCTTTGCTGATAACTTAGGTGGAGTTGCAGTATCAGGATTAAATTCTTCAGCAATCATTACTGTTGCTTCAACTTCAGAATACTCAGTATCTCTTCCTACCTGAAGGGGTCCTTCAACATAAGCAGATCCTCTTATCTCACTCTCCCCTTTACCTAATGCTTCTGGTTTACCACAACCAACAAACATTCTTTTTCCTACTTGGATATTACCAAATTTCATTTTCCTTTATTCCTCCTTTCATTAATAGGTACATATTGATTTGATGATGCTCTATCAGGATAACAAGTCTTAGAAGGTTTACCTCCCTTAGTAGTCCTGTCAGCAAAATCTACCAGTCCTCCGTATATATTAATAATATTATAACCAATTAATTCTACTGTTTTTTCAGAAAATATTTTAGTAGAAACTTTACCTTGTATGTCAACATTCTGAGCATTGATCAATACTTTTTCATCAGCACTCAACTCAATTACACCTGTCCTACCATCAAATCCTTTTGCATTTAATTCAATAGCCTCTGCTTGTAATTTAATTTTTCCTCTAGGTGCTGACAAAAGTATGTCACCATTCTCTGCTTCATAAAATATTGCTTGCTGATTTTCAGGGTTGTTTGAGTTCTTAGAATAATTTTTTATATCTTTACCTGTTCTTACCTCAAAAGTTCCTGGACAATATACTTTTGTACCTCCTCTGATTCCTACATTTTTATCTCCAGTCTCCTGCATTATTATATAATGACGTCCTGCATCATGCTTATTAACAACCTGGAAGGCAGCAATTTCATTAGACGTCCTTACGTTACCAAAACTTATCTCTCCATGATCATTACCAATATATTGTTGATGATAATTAATTTTTTGTGACATTAGAACTTACCTACACAATCTATTACTTGTACAATTTGACTAGGAGCAATTTCTTCGATGGTTACATCTTCTCCAACTCTATTTACCTTAAACACAGGCATCAAGTCTGCATTATAACCTGTATCACTCTTAATGTAAACAAGGGGATCATCTGTAAATCCTACACCACCATTAATAACATTGACTCCAATGATAGATCCTAATGGATCACATTTAATAGACAACTCAGCTCCATTAGCAGGTTCAACAATTACTTTATCTTTAGAGCAATCATATCCATATCCTCCATCAAGAATAGTAATATCATCTATCTCCAACACTACAGGGTACTCTCCTGTACCAGAAGAAGGAAATACACCTGGTTTTATTCCTGTTGGGGGTAAATCTGGACAAGTCTTAGTTGTATTCTCAGTAATTAATTCAGTAGCACCTCCTGGTGGTGTAAATTCATCTCCAGGATAAAGTTGAACCAAATCTCCTGGCTTATGAGGAACATCATATATGCCAGGAATTCCATCACTAGTAGGAAAATTACCACCTCTTTTTACTACAGTTTCATCTTTGTTAGCCCAAGTTCTTCCACTACCACCCTTACTTCCATCTGCAGTGGGAAGATAACCTACTCCACTATCTTCTACGACAATCTTAACTACTCCTAAGTTAGTACCTGGAGGATATTCTCCAGTTCCAACACCACCTGCACCTGTTGTAGTGTTTTCATCTGTTGCATTTGAACCCACACCTGTACCAGAAAACAAAGCAGGATTTGGATCAGAAACAGATCCAGTTCCACCAAAAGGTCTATCAAGAGTAACTGTTGTACCCTCAACAGCAGTTACAATCCCTCCAGTAGATAATGTTACTCCTGCACCATCTCTTATAAGATTTATATTCATACCAGGAGAAATATTAGTTAAATCTGATACATTTTTAATTTGAGTACTTCCAGCTACAACATCACCTGTAAAATCAATATTTGTAACTAAATTATCTGGTATGCCTTGAACATAATTAAAAGTAAGAGTATCTGTTATTTGTTCACTATTACCAACAGGCACAAATGATTTATCAATAGTAACATTATCTCCTACTACTGCAGTAACTGTACCAGTCCCCAAAAGAACTACCTCACCTGTACCTGATCCATCAATTAATGTAATAGTTGTTCCTAAAGTTATAGCTGCTGGATTAGTAACATTAGTTATGACTGGAGATCCAACAGTTACATCACCAGTAAAAAGACCACTAGTAATTACAGGATCAACAGGACCAAGAATAGCTCTTGCAACAGCACCCTTTCCTTTATCGCAAGCATCCCTAATTATAATTTTAGGGGGAGTAATATATCCTCCACCAGGAGTAATAATATCAATTCCTAAAAGAGTAGTAGCAGCACTTATTATAGCATTTCCTTTTGCTCCACTACCACCACCTCCTGAAAATTCTATTGTAGGTGGACCACATTCTCTAGGTCCCACATTACAATTACCTACTGAAGAACCTAACTTAGTAAAAGTATCTGCAAAATCCAAATTAAAATTAAAAGTATCAAGATCTATAAGTTCTCCTGCTGCTTCTGCTGCTGCTTTAAATGCTTCCTTAGCTGCTCTTGCTTTAGATACAAGTTCATTCATATTAAAAGTAACAGGAGGTTCAGCTCCTTTAACTGAATTCCATTCCTTTACGTCAGTACATTTAGGATCTTCATCACATTCAAGAAATGAAAGAGCATCACTAACAAAACCCATCACATCAGAAACAGCATCAGTAGCAACACCCATCCCAGATAAAGTACTCTTAAGTGGTTGCAATGCTTTATCTACTGTATCATCCACAAGACCAGAAATTTTTCCTAAAAGATCCCCTGACATATCATTAATAGCACAGGGAGGAGTAGTAACCATTCTATCAGTTGCTTTATCCAAAAATCCTCCAGTCATTCCAGTAAGATTCTTCATGATATTTTTAAATGCACATGCTAATGCATCATTAGCTTCATCTACTTTCTGATATATCTCTGGAAGTTCTGTAGGAAATACCTGATCAAAGGCATCACTAGCAGACTCATTAACCTTCTTTGTAGCATTCTTTAGAACCTCATTAAGTATTACCTTAAGATGACCTGATACTTCTTTAGTAGTATTATCTTTGACCTTAGCAATTGCCTCATCTACACCATCAGGTAAAGTAGTAGATACTTTTGTCTCCCAATCAGTTAAAGTTTTTTTATACCTATGAATTTTATTATTCATATTGGTAATAGCCCTTTGTATCCCTACCATAGGAGACTGTTCACACTTAGGACTAGAAGCTATGTAAACAGGTTCCTTTTCATTCTCATATTGTTCTTTATCTGCTCCATTTGCTGTGCCATAAAGATGGAGATTAGATTCTAAAGTAGTATTATTATTAGTCTTAGATACATCAACTCTTTCTGCTACTGCTGGAGGTTCTTCTTGAGTTGTAGGATTATTTCTAGTAGAAACCTTATCAGCTTTTGCTTCACCAGTAGGACTATTACCAGGAACTTTGACTGGTTCTGTTCTATATCCACTAAAAGGTAGGAAGGTACAGGTCTCATCCTCTGGAGCATCCTTTAAGATGGCAGTGTATTGACTGTACCCTATCACTCCCATGATAATAGGTTGTTGTGCATCTTCTCCATCCATGAAGAATCCATACACAAAATTACCTTGTCTTAAATTAGGAGTACCACTTGTACCACCAGATACCCCAGAAGTAACTGGAAGCATTACAGATGCCCAAGGAAGTTCTTCATCAGGTAAATCTTCAGGGTTACACGTATGATACCCCATGATTCTAACTTTATATCTAAAGTCAAATCCTTTCTGCTGCATTAAAGTAGCATGAAAAGGATTGCCTGGAAGATTAGCTACCCAAGCTTTCTCAGATACTACTTGACCAATCCACCATATGAATCCATCTCTTCCTACAAAATGGCTTTTTATAAATCCAGGATCATCCATTAATCGTCGTATACTCTACACTCTAATGAGTCTGGATGATTATCACAATAAACTTCTAAGTGCTGATCCTCATGTCTTGTATGCCAATCATTAATCTTTGCATCATTCTTATCTACTTCATCCTCTGAGTGAGCATGGAATGCATCATTATGCATCTCTAGATCTGCCTCAGTATATTCAATCATACCATGATTAATGTGCTCTTTATGATCCTTGGGATCAATATACACTTCATGATTTAAATCGTGATCAGGTGTTTTAGTAGTCATAGATTCAGTCCTAGTTAAAAAGGTTTTCTTCCAAAAGTATCTCTTACCAAAGTTAAACTAGTATAAGTTTGTTTTGGTGTAAGATTATGACATAGACTTGCTATCATATATAGTCCCCCACTCTTCTGATTGACCTCTGTGTTAGGGTCACGACTTAATTCAGGGAACTCACAATAGATCAAGTCACCAGCGCGAAGACTAAAATCTCCTGCTATCATAATATTTATTTTGATTGAAAACATCTGGTTGTATCTCATTAAAGATTGTACCATAGTTTGAGTAGCATCGTAAGTAGGAATTTCTGGTTTATTTTTCCAGTTATCTAATTGCTCCTTAGTACTTCTACCTGCTGGCATAGTTCCTACATCCAAAACTCTATTCATAAATCTGGATGGTGGAATCCTAAAAGCATCGGCTACAGAATCAATTTCATCTAATCCAGCACTCACAATTTTTCCTTTACTTCCTCCTTCATTTTCATTAGCAGGTGCTGATTCATCTACACTAAACTTTCTTACTTTGTAATTCATTTCATAGAAATCAAAGAAGATAGTTCTATTAGAATATGCACCTATAGCTAAATTATTTTGAAGATCTATATCTCTATCTATTTTATAGGATAATATTTTACCATCATACTCTGAAGGAAGGTCTGGAGTATTGTTGTAAACATATCTATTCTTTGGTTCTTGTCCAAACAAAACATCAATAGATCTAAAATTAAATCCATCATGAGTTTCAAAAAACAAATACCCTGCTGCTCCTCCTAAATCACCTGCGTTTGCTGGAATAGATTTAGATGCTAACCAAGTACAAACATAAAAAGGTTTTCTATCATTACCTATAAAATTATAAGGAACTAATGTCTCATCAACAGTAACCTTTTTCTCAGTTTTAATACCAGCACTCTTTGAAGTTGCTTTAGTAAGAATATCCGACACATTATCTGATATCTTACCCTCATATCTTTTTACTACTCTACATTGTTCATTAGCAAACAATTCTCTAGATGTAAAATCTATACCATAAATATCTTTCTGAGTACCTGGAAGACCAGCATGAACTCTATTAACATATAATTTACTTTCTTCTGTAAACTTTAATTCATTACCATCATGATCCTCAATAATAATATCACAAGGTTCCCCTCCTCTCACAGGAAGACCATCTAATATTCCTTTATTACCCATACTAGTATCACTTCCACCTACTTCTTCAATAATTACATTCAAAGAAATTGTATTAGACAATACATCCTCATAATATTTAATATCAACTATGATATCTGATATATCAATAGACTCGCCATTATCTTTAGCTTGTGATATCACAAACTCTTTTATATCTCCTGCTCTAGCTGATAATTGATTTGCCATTCTTAAGATTTATAAGTTTTTGATTTAGTTAACATCTCATACTGACTATTTACTATAGTTAAATCATCCACTGGTAATCTAATGAAACCAGGCTTGCCAGCTTTACCTCCACCACTTGCTGCAGTAGATTCAGATCCTTGATTTATAATCACAGTAGATTCTCCCTCTCCATCTTCATAGGAAGTAGAAGAAGCAATTTCTCTAGATTTATCTTGAACATCTTTATCTCCAAACAAAGCCTCTTCTTGCTTCTCTACCTTACCATATTCTTTAACTTGTTCTGCCCTTTCTCCTTGAACTTCAGCACTGAAAGGATTCCTAACCATAGGTCTTCCATCATCCATAATAGGATCTTTTAAATCTTTAATACCTGGAAGAGATGCTAGTCCCGCTGATATAACATCAGCAGCTTTTTCTCCTACCCATCCACCAGCCATACCTGTAATAAATCCAGGTACTCCTCCAAAGGGAGCACCTATAGCAAATCCAGCAGTGTATCCAACTAATGCACCAGTAGCTCTAAGGATAGCATTAATAGGAGCCTCTCCAAAAGCCACATAATCTATCAGTCCCATGATAGCTGCTAGTACTGCATCTATTCCAGCTATTTTTAACTTAGCAGCCTTACCAAGAGCTCCTCTTAAATTAGTCAACCCCTTACTCTTCTTAGCATTCTCAAGAAAAGATTTAATCCCACTAGAAAGTTTCTTGGGATTCTTAACCATTTCTAATAATTTTGCAACAGTTTTATTTTTCTCTACTAACTTAGTGACCTTACCACTCATAGTTTTCTTCACCATCTCCATCAACTTAGCTGGCTGTGTTACTAACTTAGCGATATCTCCAATTTGTTTTGCCCATTTAGCTCCTTGCTTCCAAGCATTTCCAACCCAATTTTTAATTCCTTTAAACCACCCACCCTTAGCAACTGTCTCTATCTTTTTACCAGCACCTTTAAGTAAGTCAGATCCCTTCTTACCTTGAACACCTTTAACTAAAGAAGTAGTTTTCTGACTAACATTCTTAAAGACATTATTTAATCCCTTACCTATCCCACTCTGTTGTATATTTTTAATTCCCTTACCAATAGTCTTACCTATCCCACTCTGTTGTATATTTTTAATTCCTTTACCAATAGTCTTACCTATCCCACTCTGCTTTATATTTTTAATTCCTTTACCAATATTCTTAGCAAGATTAGTCTTCTTTAAATTCTTAAGAGCCTTAGCAGGATCTTTAATTGCTTTACCAATATTCTTAGCAAGCTTAGTCTTCTTTAAATTCTTAAGAGCCTTAGCAGGATCTTTAACTACATTTCTAATATTTTTTATTCCCTTACCAATATTCTTAGCAAGCTTAGTCTTCTTTAAATTCTTTACAACATTCTTAACAGCCTTAGCAGGATCTTTAACTACATTTCTAATATTTTTTATTCCCTTACCAATATTCTTAGCAAGCTTAGTCTTCTTTAAATTCTTTACAACATTCTTAGCATTTTTTATTGGAGATTTTAAAAAATTAGTTACTTTTTTAAGACCACCCCCTATTGCTTTTCCTATAGGACTATTCTTAACAGATTGAATAATCTTTCCAGTAGATTTAAGAGGATTTTTTACAAAATTCCAAGCACCTTTAATAAAATTTTTAATTGCTTTTCCTACAACTTGAATTGCATTTTTTATCCAATTAAATATTGTTGCCCCTACTTTTTTAAATACATTTATAACTGACTTAGCTATACTACCAATTGCATTTTTAATAGCTTTGAAAACATTACCTACTACACCAAACAAACCTTTAAAGAAATTCTTTACAGTAGGCCATGCCATAGTAATGGCTTTAAAACCTAATATGAATATTTTTATTATATCACGTGCTCCTCCCATCAGAGCATTAACTAATACTCCTAAAGTAGTATATAAAAAGAACTTTAATAATTTAGATAGAAAATTATCTGCAGCATCCTTTGCCGCATCTACTGGTCTTTTTAAGATTCTACCAAGCATAGTAGATTCTAATGCTGCTTCTCTATCTTTCTTTTTCTCTCTAGCATTTAATAATCTTTGCTTCTCAACTCTCTTCTTAGCATCCTTAAGATTATTATTTAATGATTCATTAATTTTATCTACACTACCCTTAACAGTATCAAGGGATGTCATAAAAGGAATCAAACCCAACTCAGAAGCTTCTTTACTGACTGGTTTTGCTTTTACAATAGATACCTCTCCTGTAGGTACTAATTGTCCTGCAGGACTAGGAACTATTGCTCCTCCCATAGAACCAAAAGTTGCTCCTCCACCTTCTTCTCCACCCCCCAACATCTTTCGAGCTATATCCTTTCCTTTTACTTTCTTCTTTTTAAATTTAGATTTAATCTTATCCTTTATTTTATCCTTTACAAAATCTTTTGCTTTTCCTTTAACAGCCTTCTTTACTGTAGCCATAGTGGCTTTCTTGGCAAGACTCTTAAGAAGAGCTTTACCCATCATTTTTAATGTTACTGCTGTACCTGTTACTACTGCCATATTATTAACCCATTATATTGTAGATGGATTTAACCACAGGAATAATCATATTATTAGGATCAGTAGATGATATATTAGGAACAGTATCACCACCACCAGAACCACCTGAGGGAGCTGGAGAAGGTGTTGTTTTATTCCCTTGATTTATTACAACCACTCCTCCACCACCTTTTCTGACTGGTGTTCCAACATCAGCACCTGGAGCAACCACTCCTCCACTAGCAAACTTAACCTTACCTGGTTGAGCTGGAGGAACAAATGATTTAGGATCAAATCCACTCTGCTTCTTCATCCTCCTTTGCTGCATCTCATTCATTACAATTTCACCAGGAGTTAACTTAGCATTAACTACATCACCACCACCTTTATATCCCATCATCATAGGAAAAGAATTAAGTATATCATCTCCTTCTGGATAAGGAGCTGGTACTAATCCACCAACATTCATCCTTGTAACCTTAGGAGTTAATGAAGTTCTATCCTTAACTATTCCTCCAGTAGAAGCAGCAGTAATCCTATTAGATCTATCTCTATTAGAGATGGTAGTCACTGTACCTCCAGTAGAAGCTGCTGTAATATTATTTGTATTACTTACAGTTGGTCTGTTAGCATTTGGTCCTTTATTATATGCAAGAACATCTGTACCAGTATCTCTGAGTATTTGTTCTCTTACTCCTGGTTGAAGAACACTTTCTCCTGGTTTAGCAGCAAGCAATTGAGTATCAGGACCCATCCCTTTAATCTTTATTCCACTATTAGATTCAACCTTTCCTCCTCCAGCAGCAGAAATATCTTTTGCATTAACAACTCCACCACCTGCCATAGGTTGAACAGATTGAGAAGTACTTTGATTAATTTCGTTAGCAACCACATCTAATCTATGTGATTCTGTACCTGGAATCATTCGATTGATCTGAAACTGTACCTCATCAGCTTGCTGATTTGCTATCTCTCCAAATTGTTCTGCAGTCAAATTATCATACCCAAACTGCTTCCCTACCTCTTTCAATCTCCCTGCATACTTAGGATCTTTCATCAACTCTGCCGCCATTCTTGCTGTGTCAGCTACTCTTCTACCCAAATCAATATTCTGACCATCCTCAGTCATCTTCATTCCAAATGGTAGTTTTGCATTATTTTCTTCATTAAGTTCCTGTTGACTTTGAATTCTAAATCCACCAGCACCATCAGAAACTGAACCTGCTACAGTATTAGTGATTCCATAATATTCCTTCATCTGATCCATCGCAAAATTAACTAAGGGATCTAATTCTCTTCCTGGTGCAGCATTAGCAAAGTCAGTTGAAACTTTCTGTGCTTTTGCTATTGATTCCTGAACAAATCCACCTTGATCACCAGCACCAGGCATCCTTCCACCTTCCTCCAATCCCAAAACAACACCACCAGTATTAGCTCCTTGTACTGTCACTGATTGACTAACATCTCCACTAGAAGTATCTTTTTTCTTACCTTTCATTTCATCTTTAGTAGGACCATCTTTTTCTTGAACAGCATCCAATCCATCAACACCATCAATACCATCTTTACCTGCTACTATTCCTCCTTCAGAAGCCCCTTGAAGAGGAGTTCCTTTAGTATCAATACCACCACCAGCTGCTTGAGCTGTTTTAGATAAAGGTATATAAGGAATCTGAAAAGGACCAGGAATCTTAGGCAACTTTACAGATGGTATAGGAGGAAGAAAAAGTAAAGAAGTAGCTTTATTAATAGACTCTATTACAAAATTAGCTCCAGTCTCAATACCTTTAATGATATCATTAATTGGCTGTCCTGTAATAGACCACATAGCTTTCATAATAAAATTCTGAAATGCTATAAAAGCATTAAAGAATTTTTTAATAGGATCTAATAAAACAGCAGGGTCTTTAATAAGAGTTATAAGCCTACTAACCGCAGATCCTAACCAAGTAAACAAAGCAAACTTCAATATCTTCATAAAGAAATTACCAGCAGTCTTCTCAACCTGACCCATTATTTTATCTTTAAACTTATCTTTTAATCCTTTTCCCTTACCTTCTAATTTATCTTCTCTACTAGATTTCTTAGCAGCATTTATTGCTTCTCTCATATCATCATCTCTTGCTTCTGCAGATGCTTCCCTATCCTTTAATGATTTTAAAATGTTTCCTAAACTATTATTAATATCATCCAATCTAGATTTTACTTCTGAATTTAAAAAATCAACAAACTTATTCTTCCCTTCAACCTTTGCATCAGAAACACCTTGAGTTTCTTGATCCACCTTTTCTAAATCTTTAGGACTTGCCATGTCCCTATTCATTACTTTACCAGTATCTACTGGTGATGCTTTAGTCTTAGACTTCCTACCCATTACTTTATCTTTATCTAACCTAGTCTTCTTCTCTTTAAACTTTGGTTTTCTTAATGCCTTTACAGCATCTTGCAACTGCGATATCCTACCATCCTTTGGATTAGTTCTAGTTAAATCATTAATAGCAGCCTTTAACGCACTGAGCATGTCAGCATCATTCTCTATCTCCCAAGGATCATATCCAAGATCCATGAGTATCTTTACATGCTCAGTTTTTCTTTCTACTGCTGCTGGCATTAGTTAAAGTGCGTTCTTTTCTTGTTGTTGTTTTAATCTTTCTTCTTCAAGATGATTTTTTAACAACCCAACATAAATATCCCTCTCCCAAGGAATTAAATTTTCAATCTCGGTTAATGAATATTTATGGTACTGGAGGAGAGCAAAATTAATTCTATAATAATTTTCCAGATCCATATGCATCAAACCTAAGCGAAAAAAGACGATAACCCTTCCAATACCACAGTACTTTCAACTTTTGTCTTAGGATTTTTAATCTTAATACTATGAGATAACTTAGGCATTGTCTCAAAGAACTTTTCAATCTCCTTAAACTGCATACTATTCATCTGTTCTAAGAAATCTCTTACTTCTTTCTTAGTACAATCAGCAGTAGACCACACCTCCTCCTCATTATAAATTTTATCTATACATGCTGCTATCAACTCAAAGGATTGATCTACATTAGAATCTTCAGTGAAATCAAAATTACTTCTAATAAACTGATCTAATGAAGGATACTTCATCTCCATCATTAAATTATCATCTAATTTTATTTTGTTAGTATGCTTTTCATCTTTCTGAATTTTTATATCATCTATATTAATAGTGGTTGGGACTTGAGTAACATCATCATCAGGACAAATTAAATTAACTTCAATATCCTCACCAACAGATTTTCCTCTGATGTTAAGGAACAAATACTCTATATCAAAAGTAGGAAGATTCTCTACCTTTATTCCTTTAGTCTGAATACAATTCTTTAATACATTTTTAATTGCTGTAGTAATATCTTTTGTACTCTCAGTCTCTAATGCTAAGACTAATAATTTTTCTTCTTTAACTAGGAAAGGTCTGTACTTAACTTTCTTTCCTGTGGATGGCAACTCAAGTTCATAAGTTGGCGTAGCAATGGTGGGTAATGGCATAATAATTCTTTCAGTGTTTTATTTAGCAGATAATTTTAAGTTACTATCTTCTATTAAATATATTCCTAACTCTAGAACCTATATTTTCTATCACATCTCCTGCAAATTCTCTTACTGCTGAAGAAAATGTATTAATTATATTACGTTCCATATTTGCTTCAGTAACCAACTCTTCACTCTTCTCCATAGTATATCTTATATAATTAAATGATACATTACATTTCAAAACTTCACCAGCCTCATATGATACTGGGATAGCAGTCAAAGATAAAGGAAATGCTTGAATAAAAGTATATTCTAGATTAGATCTATAAGTAGTTTCCCCTGATGCACTCCTTTTAAATTGATCTCTTTCAAATTTATTTACAAAAATATTATTTTTATATGAGTTAGGATATGCCATCCTATAATTTGTATAAGGACTCTTATTGGTAACATCAACTCCACTAATATAATTCATCCAAGTCTCAAACAATTCAATAACTCTATAATCTCTATCAACATAAAAAGTTAATGACAAAACCTCATCATACATTCTTCGATAAGCCATCTTCTCAGTGACTCCATGATAATCATTGTTAACTTCATGAGTTGTTAAACTAGATCCTGGAAGAGATGCTTCACAACATAATAAATTAATATTATCTATACTATATGCATCATTCCCACTTTGAAGTTTACTCTTTACTGCTTCTGGAACAACTAAAGTTACTTTATAATAAGAAGACTGCGCTGTATTAAGTAAATTACTTACTACAGAAGAAGATTTTAATGGTTGTGGCTTGATCCTCGCCATCTATAAATATTTTTAATTATATATTATGTATAAGAGATGGCTGAAAGTATTAAGAGTAGGTACAAACCAAAGCACCCTCGAAAGTATCAAGGCAATCCAAATAATATAATATGTCGTAGTAGTTGGGAACGTAAGTTCTGTAGATACTGTGACCTGACTGAAAATATAATAGCATGGGCTTCTGAAGAGATAAGTATTCCATACATGTCTCCTGTAGATAAAAGACCTCATAGATACTACCCAGACTTTCTAATGAAGGTGAGAGAAAGTAATGGTAGCATCAA